CTTCCCCTGAAACAGACGAGTCTAACAGTTACTTTAAAGAATCTGATGTTGCTCGCATGACTGCACAGCAATATGAAAAAATGGCAGACGAAATTGCCGAAGCAATTCGTACAGGTAAGTTTATCTACGATCTTTCTGGATCTGCACGATAAATTACTTGACAATTAGTATTCTGTAGATATAACTATATGCAGGACGTAGTGGCCCCGTAAGGATACCCACGACTATTTAATATTAAGATGAACTGTTAGTTTAACTTCAGGCCAGTTGTTAAATTAGCAGGGATTCTTATTATGCCTTCTCAGAACACCCAAACTACGCAGGCCGCTACTCACTTTGGCCGGTGAGAAAGCCACCCTGATGCTAGATGGCCTCTGCCGAAGTTACACATAACCTTAACCCTATGCTTATAATATAAGGAGTGTCATCATGGCATTTGCAAAAGCGGCGGGCTACGGCAACCTACCTAATGGTAACTTTAGCCCGATTATCTATTCAAAGCAGGTACAACTTGCTTTCCGTAAGTCTTCTACTGTAGAAGATATTACTAACAATGATTACTTCGGTGAAATCGCTCAAATGGGCGACTCAGTGAAGATTATCAAAGAGCCTGAAATCTCAGTCAAGGCATACTCACGTGGTTCTCAAATCACTGCGGATGATCTGGATGATGAGGATTTCTCACTTACAATCGACAAAGCGAACTATTTCGCATTTAAGATTGACGACATCGAAGAAGCTCACTCACACGTGAACTTTATGCAGATGGCTACTGACCGTGCGGCTTACCGCCTTCGTGATCAGTATGACCAAGAAGTTCTTGGATACTTGTCTGGCTATACTCAGTCTGCACTGCACAGTGCTGGCGACACAGTCAACACAACTGTAAACGGAACTAAAGCTGTTACATCAGCAGGTTCGGATGAACTTCTTTCCGCAATGAAGTTAGACGAGACGACTTTTGTTTCTTCTGGTACTTCTGGCGACGCTATTCCAATCGTCCCACGTTTGCCGGGTGCTACATCATTCCCATCGGGAACGGTATCCCCGTTACAAGCGATTGCTCGTATGAGCCGTCTACTTGATCAACAGTTTGTTGACACAAACGGACGTTGGTTGGTTATTGACCCTGTGTTTGCTGAAACTTTGAAAGACGAAGATTCTCGTCTGTTCAATTCAGACTTCGGTGGTTCTGGCCTCCAGAATGGTCTTGTTATTAATAACTTGCACGGTTTCCGTGTTTATATTTCTAATAACCTACCTTCTGTTGGTACTGGCCCTGCCGTTGCTTCTTCAACTGCACAAGGCACTAACTATGGTGTAATCACAGCAGGTCATGATTCAGCGGTTGCTACTGCTCAGCAGATCAACAAGACTGAAACTTACCGTGATCCAGACAGCTTCGCTGACATTGTTCGCGGTATGCACCTGTATGGTCGTAAGATTCTTCGTCCAGAAGGTATCGTAACTCTTCGTTACCAAACTGGCTATTAATAGGGGGATCTAACAATGGCTAAATCTACATCTTTGCTTTCAAAAGCAATCATGGTTGAGAAGGAAGTTGAGCTTCCTACTTCAACTGGCACAGTAACAGGTCCATCTGTTGGAGCGGGAACTCTCGTTCTGGCGGCTGGCGTTGAGTTAATCGACGCTATGGACTCTGCTGATTACGATGTCACAGTCACTGATGGCACAACTACTTTCATGGCGGCTACTGCTGTCGATAGTGGTTCTGCTGGTGACTTCGCTTTTGGTACTCAAACTCAGGGTATCGTAGCGTCTGCTGACACAATCGACGTAACTGGTACTGCAGGTGCTTCTCCTGCGGCTACAGTGACTGCTCGTGTATGGGCAATCGTTGTTGACGTTAATGAAGCAACAAACGGTGCTGACGAAGTTGTTCGTGATCAACTTGCATAAATAACAATGCGGATGGGGGCTTCGGCCCCCTGACGTATATATAAAGGTATTTAATGTAAATGGCTACTTATATTGATTTAACAAATGAGTTGTTACGCAGGCTCAACGAAGTTGTAATTGACCAGAACGACTTCCCGTCTGTGCGTAATATTCAAGCGTTAGCAAAAGATGCTATCAACTCCTCTATTAGAAAAATTATTCAATCCGCGCAAGAGTGGCCTTTTACATTAACTACTTATTCCCAAACGCTAACTGCTGGAACCCGTGAATATGATTTTCCTGCGGACATGTCTTCTGTTGACTGGGATTCTTTTTACATTAAACAGTTAGCTAGCAAGAGTAATCAACCGCAGAAGTTGAGTGT